CGATGTGTAATCTTCCTTGTTCTGACCAAATTACTTGATCTGACGCAGAAGGTATTTCAGCTCCTACCATTCGTAAAAAAGAAGATACAGATCTGTTACCATATCTTTCTACTTCTTTTTCATAAACGTCGGGTAAGAATTGTTGAGCGAACGTGCCGCCCCCTGAAGAACTATCAAATGTTAGATAATTCCCAGCAAAAAGTGTTTTTGTAGGTGAAGGCGTTAATCCCGCAGGAAACGATCCACCTGTTGCAAATAATCCCATTTTTTACGTTTTAAATTATTGTTTTATTTTAAATCTCAATTTTGAACTATCATCACCACTAATTGCTCTTACTTTAAACCCTGATGTTGTCTGCACTTCTTCATGCGAACCTCTTGGTGCCATGTCGATATTTTTTGACTTTGCTAATTGTTCTTTTATAGCATCAGCACGTCCTTGCTCGTAAAAATGGTTTGCAATAGCATCTGAGTTCATAGCTGTAAATAATGCTTTGTGATAACCACCAACATCTTGCATTTCATTTTTATCGTTAGTAAATCTACTAACTAATGAATTTATATCTGATTGGTTACTACGTACATCATTTGCATTTTTGACATTATATCTATACCTATTCTTACCCACTTTAAACTCAAAACCTTTGAATTTTTCGTTGAAATAATCATTAGTCTTTTTTTCAAATATAGATCTTTGTTTGTCAGCAATTTTTTTTGATGACTCTTGTTCAGCTTTGTATCTATTGTAAAACTCAACAGCTTCTCTTTGTTCAGGATTTAACTTGTTACTTAACTTAAGTTCCTCGTAATATTTATCCTTGTTTTTAAGCAAACTGTTTTTAGCTTCTGCAATAGATTCTTTCAAAGCTATTTTTTTGCGTTTTATTGTTAATTCGTCGTCCTCATCTTCATTTATAGAATAATTGTCTTCCATTTGAAAACTAATTTCTTCATCATTAAGATGTGGTTTGTTTTGACGATAATACTCTCTTAAAATTTGCATATCGTCCATAGCGTCAAAATCTTTATTAAGATTAACATAATCTTCTATGTTTCCGCCTGTATCTTTCATGAAATCAACAAGTTTCTGTATATTTTCAGGTAACTCGTTAATCTCTTGTTTAATATTTACATCTTCTTCTTCTTGTTTAAGCTTTTCAGGTATATCTTTTATTTTATCAACTAGTGTATTTTCATTTTCTTCAACTTTTTCGTCTTCTTGTATAAGCTCAACTACTTGTTCTTCTTTTTCATTATTTTCTTCACTAGCGGGCCGTACTTCTGCGTCCACTTTTTCGCTAACTTCGGCTTGTTCGCCCACATCCACGCTTGTTGTTTCTTGCTCTTGAACGGCATCTTCTTGTTTTTTGTTTACCTCTCTTAAATCAACTTTTATAACATCATCATCTTCTTCTAAATTAAGTTTGATGTCTTTTTTCTCCTGTACAACTTCTTTTTTGTTTTCATTGTCAGTATTCACCTCTTCTTTTTTTTCAACGTTTTCGGTAGTTACGTTTTCTTGATTTTCTGCAACTTCTTCAGTTACATTTTTTTCATCTGCCATAATAAAATATTATAAAATTAGTATAAAATTATTTCGGTTCAAATTGTTCCATATTAAAACCGCTTCCCATGGTATCATTACCACTTGATTCAAACTCTTTTGTTTTACCGCCAGTTTGACGTTGCTCTATAAGTTGAGATTGTTGTGATGCTTGCATTTTTGTTCTTTCGTCTTTTCTATCTTCTTTATATTTTTCTTTTGCATCAATAACACCTCTTTGTTTTTCTTGCATTTGCATATTTAAATTAAATTCATATGCCATAAGCTCTTTTTTAAGCTCTTTTTCAGTTTGTAACCTTTGTATTTCTAACTGTGCTTTTGTTTGTTCTAACTGTGTTTGTTGTTGCGTAATAGCTTGTTGTTTTTGCACTTCTGCTTGTGCTGCTACTTGTTGTGCTTGTGCATTAGCTTGTGATTGTGCTTGTATATTTTGTTGTTGCATCTCTTGATCCAACTTTTGTTTCTTTTTTCTACGTACTTTTAATAATTGATTAGCTAGTTTTAAATTTTTAACTTCTCTAATATCTATTGCATCTTCTAAATATATTTGATCTTTAGCCAATGCTTGTTGTATATTATTTTCTAATCTTGCCTTTTCTTCTTCATCAGGTGATAATTCTATAAAAATACCAAAATCATGTAAATGCATATTTTTGATGTCATCTAACGTACCTACATTATATCTACCTATACTTGATATAAATGAATCTCTAGTAGGTGAATATTCTAAAATATCTGATATTCTTAAACTAATAGCTTCAGCTGTTTTAACTGTCAAATAAAGACTTGATTGTAAAATATGTCTTGTAGCTGTATTACTATTTGCAGCTGCTAATTTTTGTACACCAACTAAAGCATTTTTATCTGGCGTGCTACCATCTCTTGCTTCATTAAGTCCGGTTACGTCTCTTATCATTTGCATATAATAATTATATGTTTGTATAAGAGAATTTATTTTATTATTACCACCATTAGATGTTAATTCTGTAATAGGTACTTTACCTGGGTTCATATCACCTTCCATTGTAAGTGATCTACCTATAACAGAACCAGTTTGGAAAAACATATTTAAAGCTTCTTGCGGATTATAATTAGTTCCATTGCCTAAATCTATTTCTGCTAAACCATCCGCATCTAAATATACACCATCAGGTATCATACGTGATAAAACTTGTTGTAACTTTAAATGTGTTAATTGTATCATGTCAGCAAAACCAGTTATTCTACTAACTAATGATTCTATACGACCTTTATATATTCTAGGTGCTACAACACTGTAATTTAACATTACTTTTGTTGTATCTGCTTTTGGTCTTATCATATTTTTAGATAATTCCCATTTTAACATCCTATTTTGCCCTAATATATACGCTCCATCATATACAACTTCTACTGATCTTGATATTTTATCAAATAATGAACGTACGTCTTTTGGTGGATTAAACTGATCATCTTTTTCTATAACTTTTAATGCACCACTTGCGGTTTGTTTTACTTTATACACTTCATTATTATAAGTCTTATAATTAAAATATAAAACTTGTATTGTATTTTTATCTAAAACACTATCTTCATTAACATATCTATTATGTGACGCTGGTGTTTGTACACCTTGTTTTGTAATATTACCTAAATCTTCATCTGTTAGCTCAGGAAATTGTGTTTTAAGATCATTTACTGTAACACTTTTTATTTCACCTATATAATATATATCGTCAAAATAAGGTGAAAATGTATAAGAATAAACTATATCAGCTGGATCTACATATTCAACTTTAATACCTTGTGATTTATTAAATGAATTTTTAACACAACCTATACCTATAGTTACTAAATCATAATTTATTCTTCTTTGTGTTAAATCATATTTATTGGTATTAAATACATTATTTATAGCTTGCTCTTCCGCTATTTCTATAGCTTGCTTATAATCTATTTGCATGTGCAACGCTAACTCTTCTTCTGTTTCTGGTAATTTTTCTGGATCATGATTTCTTATATCAATACCAGTTTCATTATTTATTTTTTCTGTAAGTTGTTTTGTTTGCATGTCCATAATCATAGACTCAACGTAGTTTGTTCTTTCTTGTACAGAACTTTGATCTTGTGAAAAAGCTTTTACGTCATATATTCTATCAGACATACCATTAACTACTATATCTACAAATTTTGGTATAATAGGTACAGGTTTCCAATCCAAATTTAAATAAGACAAATCACCATTAATAGATAATTCATCTTTATATTTTTTAACTGATTGTTCTCCTCTTGAATACAATCTTAGTCTATGATACTCATCTCTATTCGAATAAAATCTAGTAGCACCTGAATCTCTTTTAAACCATTCATGTTCAATGGCCTGAGCAACCTCTAGGCCATATTCTATGGTTGCTTTCTCTTCATCAGAAGCTATTTGACTCGGAAATGAACTTTTTTGTATTGTTTCAGCCATGCTATTTAATTATTTGCGAATGCATCCCTTTATTGTTAAATCTTTTTATTTTTAAATCTACTGATTTTGTTTCATACTTAGGTTTTGGATGATATAAATGTCTATTGCAAGCCATTATAGCTAAACCAGAGCTAATTGTAGCATCAAATTTAGTTCTTTTATTAATATCAAACCTTGCCCAATCGTTTAATGTTTTATTAAAATAAATATTACCAGCACCTTGTTCGTTATAACCTACATATTTATCTATATATGTTTCTATAGCGGCAGCATGTGCTTGTTTTATATCTTCAGATGTATTTGGTATACCACCTATTTCTTTTTCTGTAACAGATAATTTATTCCATATTTTATCAGGTCTATTCATACTAAAACCTCTATATCCTCTTCTTTTTATATAATACAATAATCTTGGTTTATTGTTTTCTGCAAGTATAGGCATACCATAAAATACTAATGCCATTAAAACATCTTCAAAAAATATCTCCGCTGTTTGTGGCCTTGCTACATATTCTAAAAAAAATGTATTCGGTGGCGCATCTTCCATACTGTATTTTGTAAGGCCATGCAATGCACCTTTAGATCCCACACCGTCAACGGTGCCTGATATATCGTATGAATCACAACCAAATGCTCCAATATGTTCATTACCAGGATATTTTATACCATTCTTTACTATTACATTGTTTTCCAAATTCTTAGGTGGTGTCCAACTTATAATAAATCTACCATTATTGTTAGGTGTAAAATGTACTTTTGTATCTTTTATACCATTATCCCAAGAAAAACTTCCTTTAGTTAACAAACCAGATCTTTGTGCGTCTTCATTAAAATCTATTTGTTCGTATATTTTACTTAAATTAAATATACTGTTTTTAGCTTCATCTCTAAACGCATGTTCTTCTGTACGAGGAAACTGTCTATAATATTCGTTTAAAGCGTCACTGTCATTTTTTAAACCATCTACTTCGTTTTCCCAAAACTCAATAACTCCTGTATCGATGTATTCGCCATCATGGCTTTTCTTTGGTTCTTTTGGTGTGTCAAAGACAGGTAATCCATAAGAATCAATATATCCTTCGTAGTTCCATTCCATAGGTATGAACAAAGAATATAATCCCGAGCTAGTCTGTCCGTTGCGGTTTCTGCGAGTAACGTCTGAATCATAATATATTTTTTTAAAATTATCTCCTCCTTTATCTAAAGCGTTTGAAGTTGATCCCATCATACACTTACCTACAATTCTACTACCTAATCGTAATGTTGTTTTAGTAACACGCCAATTGTTAAGTATATTATCAGGCCTTTCCCACTTACCAGATTCATCGTGTACTAATAATTTTAATTTTTCACCATCGTAACTATTGTCCCCTGTATTTTTCCAATCAATAGTAGTATCTAAACCTT